GAATGAGGTCCCAGCGAACTTCCGTTGCTTAACCCTCTCCGTTCCAAGTGCTCAATCAACTTCTCAACATCCATCAGTTTTCCTCCTCTCCCTCCGGCGGGCGGTGATAAGGCGGCACGGGAAGCATCCGCCACCACAGCACATCCGCATCTGTCTATTCAAGGTATTCGTCGATTATCCAACCGTCGTCCTTGTTCCACGAGCCAAGCTGGTACGCTTCGTCCAGAATGATGTTCGGTTTTGGGCTCCCGCTCACGATGCACAGAACAGGCTCATGCTCTGGCGGCATGGCATCTTTCACTCGCACCCACTCATTCGGCGGGGTGAGGGTGGACTGAAGTGCCTTTCTGGCCCAGAAGTATGCCTTGGCCTGCTCCTCGTTTTCAGGTACAGCAATCACAAAATACTGGTACGCCTTTTCGGCATCAGTCATCTTTCAGCGCCTCCCTCTCCGCCGTTTTCCAAACGCTGTTATGAAATTTTGCTATATCTTGTGTGCCCTTTTTGTACCCTGCTAAATAGCAACAGGTGCATAAAATCAGGAGCAATATCGCTCCAAAAAGAGCACAAACCACGATTTTATCCATCTTTCAGCGCCTCCATCCTCTCCTCCATCGGTTCTTTGCCCCGTGTACTCCAATGGGTGCTGATCTCCCCGCCGCATGCCATATACCCCGCGCCATCAATCCAGCTATCAATGTGCTCCGGGTTTACAGATGCCCGGGCAATCTTGAGCAAGGCCATCATGGCCGCCACATCCTCCGGCTCTAACTGCACATGGACCCCAGCGGCAACACACTTCGCACTGAGGTAGGTGTGCCAAAATTCCGCAATCAAACGGAAGCTATTTTCTGGAATTCCATAATCCTGCTCCCGATCTCCACACACGCACTTCTCCGCAGCGGCGAGAATTTCTTTTCTTGTCATGGGGTTCCCTCCTTCTTCTTCCTTGGCATTCCAAACCTCTGCGCCATATAACACTTCCTGCCACAGTAGATGTCCTTGCCTGTGGTTGAGAGAAATTTTGTTTTACACACCGGGCAGGTTTTAATCTTCCATGTCTCTCTGTCCATTGCTCCACTCCTGATAGATCCGGCTGGCCACCACATCCCGGCTGCCCTGGTACTTTCCATGATACTGGCTTAAAATCTCGCCGGTGGTGGTCTGGTAGTAAATCTGGCAAATCTCCATGCCGGGGTACACCCGCACCGGCTGCACGCAGGTCAGTTCCAGGGTCCAGTTCCCAGAAAAGCCCACATCGCCAAACCCAGCGGTCACGTGGACAAAGATGCCCAGGCGGCCGATGGAGGACCGGCCTACCAACATGGGGACCAAGTTGTGGGTCTCGGTATATTCCATGGTTTTGGCCAGGTAGAGCCGCCCAGGGTGCAGCACCAGGCCCTCCTCTGGGATCATCAGCCGCCCCGTCCGGTTGTCCTGCTTCGGGTCCAGGACAGCCTCCTTATAGGCCACCAGCTCGGGGGACAGCCGCAGGTTGTAGCTGTTTGGTCCCAACCGGGATTCATCCCAATCGCTGATAATGATGTTGCCCGCCTCCCGTTGGAGTTTGATTTCATTGCCGGTTAGAATCATGTCGTCTCCTCCAGTTTCACTTGTTCTGGTTTGAATGCGCTGTCTTTAATGTCCACATAACGCACGGTCCCGTATTTCTCCAGGTCACAGGCAATCGCCTCCCGCGTCCCTTCGGGATTCTCGACACTGGACGGAATGGGCCGCAGCTTTACGATGATCTCCCACATGGCTCAAAGCTCCAACAGGCGGCAGAGGGTTCCCTCTACCCGGGCCATGGCATGCCGTGAGAGACAGTCCTTTCTGCGCTGCAAGCTGCGCTCCGGCAGCGATTTGACGTGCTCCAGGACCGCCACATAGGTTTGGCCTTGGACACTCTCCACGGCGATATGGGACGCCGCCGCGTAGCGTTCCCGGGACACCAAGGGCGCCGCCACCACGCATCCGGTTTCCCGGTTGTTCTCGGCGGAAGAGAGAATCAGCACCGGTCTGCCGTAGTCCTTCTTTCCGCCTCGGTATCGGTCGGTTATGTAAATTTCGCCTTTGTGAATCATGTCTGCCTCCTTGCTGTGCGCCAGTTCCTTGCTCTGGAACAGTCCATGTAATATCCGCCTGCCATCTCAAACAGCCTTGAGCCAATGGCCTCATCCCCTCGGAGAATCGCCTCCAGCGTGTTCTCGCTGGAAAGGATGGTGGGCTTTTTGCTGATGTATCGCGCGTTAATCAGCTCGAATGCCAGGTGAACATCCGCCGGCCGAATTTCCCCCTTCCAGAAGTCATCCAGATAGAGCAGCGGCGTATTTTTCAAGGGTTCGGTTTCCTCCCGGAAATCGTCCCGGTCATTTCCAACTGCCTTGGCCCTTCGCGCAAACTCCCGCCACGAAACATACAGGCCGGGTTTGCCGCCCTCAACGATGGCCCGGAAAATGGTGGTGCATAACGTCGTTTTCCCGCAGCCCGGGGTCCCGCAGATGATGAACCAGGAGGTATCTCCTGCCGCGATTTGCTGTACGTAGTCTTGCGCCATGGCAAGCGCTGTCCTTTGCCAGGTCTCCGGCGTTTTCCAGTTCTCCCAGGTGCAAGCCGCCAAGGCATCCGGCGGGATTCCGCTGCGGTCCATGGCCCCCATGGCGTCACGGATGCTCTGGCATTTGCAGCGCTGAAACCGAAGCGCCCCATTTTCCTCCACCGTCATGTACCCGCCCCGGTCATGGCACGTGGGGCAATGATAGCCTTTCAGCGTCCCGGGGGTCGCGTTGAAAAGTTCCGCCCGTTTCCGCTGTGCTGCGAAGAAATCAAAACGGCTCGTCGTCCCAGCATCCGTCAGTCGCGGAGGGGAGTTTGTCGATGATTGGGCCCTTGTTGGGAAGTCTTGCAAATGGATCATCCTCCTTTGCCCGCTTTTTCTTCTCGTCCTGGAGCCGGGTTACCACCCAGTTCAGAATGGCTCTGTAATCGCTCTTGTAGGTCTTCCCCGTCGCCCCTTTGTAGTTGTCCAGAATCTCGATCAAACGCTCGGTGTCGGCGGGGCCATGAGTGTCAAGCAACTTCTGGTGCTCGGCATTGGTCATGGAAACAAACTCCGCCCATTGGACCTTGGGCTC